GATAGATTAGTTGCTACTGAGGTCTTGGAGTATGCTCGTAAGAAACCAAAACTTGACACCCCTACTTTTCATATAGGGGGATTGGGTCATACTGAAGATTTGTTTACTCACTTTCTTGATAGAGAAGGAAAGATTCATGTTCTGAAGCCTCAGACTGAAATTCATCTCGCAATTCACGGAGGAGTAAATGGAGAGTACAAGTACGTGAGCAACCCATCAGTATCACAACTACACACACTGGCAAACCTTTTCAAGCTGGTTAAGTCTTTGAAGTGGGAAATAATTGAGGGAGATATGCTTCAATTTGATTTAGAATTTTGGAAAACAGCAATAAACTTATGGCGAATATAAATAACGAAGTAAAAGAACTTGAAAAACTTTTCGGTTGGTGGGAATTCTATGAGCAGACTCAGAATGATGAGGCTAAAAACAAAGCACAAAAGCAAATAGAAAGCCAAAAGAAAAAGATAAAGTCTATCAAAGATGGAAAAACTCCAAAAGTTCCTAAAGGAAAATAGAATATCTGAGGCAGATGCAATTGAAAGAATAAGATTACAGGACTCAGATCCTGCTAAAGATTTCTATTCTACGCTGGTATCTGCCTCAAAACAGTTAATGGATGCAGTAAAGGACAAGACCCTCAACCTTGATGATGATTATCAAAAGGGTCTTTTCCAACTACTACAGGCTGGGGATAAGATTAACAAGTCATTGAAGTTGGCTAAGTTAGAGGCATATCCCGAAAAAGATATTGTTGACGAAAGCGTATCATTTTTGGATAGGATTTCATCTGCTAAACGGTTATGAAGAAGTGTTCGATTTGTAATATAGAGAAAGAGGATACTGAGTTTTACAAAAACAAGAAAAAGTCAGGTCATGAATATCTCAGAGGAGATTGTAAACAATGCAATTCCGAAAAGACAAAAAAATATTACACTGAAAATAAAGAAAAGATAACCGAAAGAGTTAGAAAGTACGAGATAGAAAATCGAGAAGCCGTCCAAAAGAAGAAAAGAGAATACGAAAAGAACAATCTCGAAAAAACAAAAGAGTATAAATTAAATTGGCTAAAAAACAATAAAGAAAAAAGAAAACTTTCTTGTGCAAAATACCATGAAAAAATGTACTCTCAGAAAGAATACAGGATATTGTCTTCAATGAAGTCGTGTTTTAGAATAGCATTAAAACGAAGTAAAAATTCATCAAAGTTCTCCGACTTAAATTATAACATAGAAGATTTATTATCGCATCTTGAATCTACTTGGACAGAAGGAATGTCTTGGGAAAACTATGGAAAAAATGGATGGCATGTTGACCACATAAAGCCGTTGTCTTCTTTTGATTTGTCTGACAAACAACAACTATTAGATGCTTGGAAATTAGATAACCTTCGAGCATTATGGGCAACCGACAATCTAAAGAAAAGCTCATTCTTTGAAGGAGTAAAACACAATTATGGAAATCATAGAAAACAAGAAACTACCTAGGTTCGAATATAACGAATGGTTTAGTAAATACGGATTAGATCCACACGCAACAAATAAAGAAAAAGATATTTGGTGGGGTAATGAAATGGAGAATTGGCACGAAGGAAAGTTTGGTCTAACCGGCATTCACTATTTTGCACTCACACAATGCATGATTAAAGATGCCAGAGGATTTAGAAAACGTCCCATCTGGAGAGACGTAGATGAATTAATTTACGAAGCGTACATAAATGCAAGAAATACAAACCATGACTTATTTGTAACAAAGAGGCGAGAGATTGGTCTATCGTTAATTTTTGGAGGAATTGCTCCAATGTGGATTGCCCTTATGAACCCAGGCTCCACTTCGCTGATTACAAGTGCGGATAAAACTCGTTTGGAAACTCTATTCAAAGAAAAGACAAGAATCATTTATGACAATCTGAATCCTTATATCAAGCCTGATATTATCTCAACTCGACAAGTCGGATATTTACACATGGGCGTAAAAGACCAAAAGACTGGTGAGATTAGCGGATTGGATTCTCAGATTATAACAAGAGAAACACAGGACGTTCCCACTTCACTTGAGGCGTATCGCGCGATGCACGTATTGATTGATGAGTGTATGTTGCATAGTAAAGCCGATCAGGTTTATAAATCAGCTCAGGCCAGTGTAAAATCTGGTTTTATCAAGGTAGCGCCAATCGTCATAGGTGGAAGCGCAGGAGAATCAACTAGTGTGGGGCAGAAACTCGCAAACAACCTTTGGAAGAACGCAGAGAACTTGAATCTGTTGACTGTATTCCTTCCTGGAAATATGGGTATTATGGAAGCCCCTGAGATTGATGGGGATGGTAGGGAGACAGGAAAGATTCTTAACTTCTGTCCTAATGGCTATTCTGATATTGAAGGTGCAACCGAGTGGATTAATAAGACTCGTGAGAAGTTAGATAGGATTGAAGATAAGTCGTTCTTGAATTCTTTTATCAAGCAGTATCCGTTGGATATTAATGAAGTGTTTTCTTCTACTGCTCATGGTGCTTTGCCTGTGGATGTTATTCACAAATTAAATCAACAAGAGAGGATTATTTTATCTGAGCCCCCACCGATTGAAAAATGTATCATCTACAAGGACATGAGTGGCGAACTCCAAGTTAAGCCTGACAAAGAAGGAAAGTTTACACTCCTTGAAAGATACAATCCCAACCACAAATACATCGCAGGGATGGACCCGATTCCATTCATCTCATCTAAACTTGGAGACGGTTCTGATAACTGTATAGCAATCAAGAACTTAGACACCAATACATATGTTGGATTCTACAAAGAAAGAGCAGCAGATCCAGATTTAATCATGGCAAACAACATCAACCTACAGGATTACTTCGGTGGTGCTAAGGTTATGATTGAGATTAACCGAGGTGGTGTTATCTTGGACACATACCGAACAAATAATCGCCAAGACTTACTGGCTCCTTCTCCGAAAAACTTGGGTAAAACATTCTTCAGCAAAGACAGACCTTATGGTTGGTATAAGAATGACCACACGGCAGAAAGGGCAAATGCCTACTTGATTGATTACTTGAGGAAAAACTACGAATCTGTTTATATATTGCAGATAATCGAAGAGGCAAAGGTTTACATTACAGAGAACACGGATTTATTAGATGCTATTGTTGGTTGTGAAATCTATCACAAAGATCTAATGGAGAAACTCAAGAAGAAAGTTGATGCTGCGCCTCAGAGGAAAACAATCCCGATGATTATTTATCAGAACGGAAAGGCTATGAAAGTTTGGAGAGAGGTTTCTTTTTAGGACTTCTTGGTAGATTTACCATTGCTTCCCTGACGAGCACGATTGGTACTTTTCTTTTCTAATACCATCTTGCCATCTTTTTTGTGTGAAAGGTCAACACCCTTAGTTGCACGTTTACCGTAAATACCTCTTTTGCGCGCTTCTGAGTTAAGTTCTTGACGATATGATACCTTGTCCTTCTGATACTCTTTATCGTAGCTGTAATCGCGTCCTGTGGCTTTATTTGAAGCTGGTCTTTTGTTCTTACCTACAATCTTATTTTTTGGCATCTCGTTTATCGATTATTTCTCCAATGATGTAGGAGATTCCTATTGTAAAGGTAACAAATAATAACCCAAATATAAAGCCTTGCATCATTTTTTCTTGATGTTAGTAACTCTTTTACCCATACCAACTCTTGATTTTTCTGCTTTCTTTGCGGCCAATTTAGATGGACTTAGTTCTGATTTAGTTACTGGTGTCTTAGACGATACTCTCTTTGACGGACGGCAGTACTCATTCTTACCACCTGCACCACAGGCTTTACCACTCTTGGTATCTACCCATTTCTCTGCTCCCCATCGTTTTAGGTCTGAGCCCGCTTTTGTTTTTCTTACTTGACCCTTTGATTTTCTACACTTTGCAATCGCTTGAGATGCCCTAGCAGAAGGGAATACAGCATATTTAGCTTTAACCTTAGTGTAGCAAGCGTCTTTCATCTACCTTGTCCCTTGTAAGCCTTACGATAATTTTTACTTGTTTTTAAAGAAGAGTTTTTCTTTTTAGAAACAACACCTGGTCTTTTGATGGATGCTTTAGGTTTCCATTTGGCCGTTTCTTTATTTGCTTTTACTTTTGTTGCCATAGGTATAATCTAAACCATTCAAAATCTTCTTTACCGCCTTCTTCTACGTAGTTAAGATACGCTTCGTAGATAGGACCTCCGAAAGATACTTCTTGGAACGAAGTGTCTACTCCGCTACCAATCATCTTAACTTGATAGAACTCAACCTTCTCCTCAATCTTATGCATCTGTTCAACTACGGCCTCAGCCTTTGCCTCAGCCACAACTACTGCTTCTTTGAGTTCTGCTTTCTCCTTTACTTTTATTTTAACAAGTTTTTCGCTTGTCTTTTGAGCAACCTTAGTTACCTCTGAGGCCAAACTCAAATTTTTCTGAATCTTTGCAAGCATCATTTCAACTTCGTCCACAGGAGGAGTTGCAACAGCACCCACAGGAAACGTCAGTTCTGCGATTAATACAAGAGCACAGAAAATAAGAATTAAAGTTCTCACAGCTTTTTCATTGTATTGATGATACGCAATTCAGTTATAGCAGCAGCTAAGGCAGAATCACTCTTCTTTAGAGCATAGGCCATACGATCTACTTTTAACTCAAGGGCTTCAATCTTTTGATTAGACTTTTCAATCTGATCTCCGTAGCCCGTTTTAACGTCATAATACAGATAGCTAACAGCCACCAACATACAAAAAGCCACGCCAGCAACAGGATTCTTTTTGAATTCACTGAACGAAATTGGTAGGGGATTGGGTTTAACTTTAGGAGCACTCATTCTTTTATTTTTTTGTAGTAATAAATAATAGCCATGATGCCAGAAACGCATCCAATGACTCCAACAACAAAAGCAACAACAGGTTGCCAAGTAGTAGCGATAGATACTACGGCTGAGGCCCCAGTAAATATCGTAAGGCCGTCTGCTGTGGAATCAGTCTGCTGGATCATTTCTTTTTAGTTAAGTTTTTCCACATACTTTTAGCAGCAGTTGCTTTGCCAATAGCAGTAGCCTTAGCTTTACTCATGCCTTTTTTCATGTAACTTTTTGCTACATTTTCAGCCATAGGTTTGAAAGATTTACCTTTCTTTCCCAAGTCCTTGCCAGCAGATGCTTTCTTGGCAATAGTGCTTCTCTGTTTAGCAGTACCGTAAGCCATTACTTTTTCTTCTTTTTCAAGTTAGCGTACATCATTTTCTCTTTGGCTTCAACTTTCTTACCCTCTTTCTTTTCGTGCTTCATCTCAGCCTTTTTAGACGTGTACTTTTCCATACCTCCGTACTCAGAAATCTTCTTACCTACGGCTTTCTTTATTGGTTTTTTCATTTCTTTGTTGATTTCATCATTGGTTTCTTGGTAGCAACAGTCTTCTTAGATGGAGCAGCAGTTGCTTTCTTTGGTGCAGACTTAGTACCCTTTAGTCCACCGCTTTTTGCCTTATTGAATCTTTCCTTGGCTGTATCGTGATATGGGTTTCTCATCATACTATCCGCCTGCTTTCTTATTGTTCCTTGTAAGTCATATGGAAGACCCGCTTTGGTTTGAATAGTTTGATCACCTGATCTCAATGTTCTTGTGGGAGCACTAGTGAATTTTTTCACATTTGTATCAAATCGTTTTCCGATTGCTTCATATTGAGCAGAATCCTTTGCAGTATATGTTCTTTTCGGAGGACTTGGCTGCATTTTTTTGGTTGATTTCTTTATAGCCATGATATTATTTCTTTGGTTTATTTTTTGATACTTTCACCTTACCACTTGGCTTGGTGGGTTTTGAGTTGTTGTGTTCTAGCTTCTTAGCTACAAAATTACAGTTGTACATATTAGCACTTCCATCTTTTACGGGCTTGTCTCAGACGTGAGTTTGGATCTGAGGCCGCCTTGGGAAACATTTTCATTTGACCAGCACTACGAGCACAAAATGATTTGCGTCTTTTAGCGTCTGCACTACCTGCCTTAACCTTGCCAGTTACAGCAGTCTTCAATTTACTTCCGGGATTCGCTTTACGATAAGCAGCGACACCTTTAGCCGTCATACCTGCTCCCTTCTTTGTTGGGAGGTAATTGGCGTTCTTGCCTGTGGTTGTTTTCGCTATGGGCTTATCCTTCGGCATTTTTCTTCTTGAAGATCTTATTAGCTGCTCCGAGACCCAATGCACCAAACGCAAGAGCAGTTACACACTCTACCAAGATGGCAGCAGGTGCAACGTGTTCCTCAGAAAAAGAGTTGTGATACATAGTAGCACACAAAGCAATGGCACACAATATACCTACGAAACGGTTTGCTGAAAACTTACCATGCTCGTCTTTGAATATCTCGAAAAATTTCATAACACTAAGTTACTTAATTAAATTTAATTTTCCAACGGTGGAAATGGTGGTGGTGGTGGTGGGATGTATTCGGCTTCGGGTAAATCTAAAACCCAAGCGTATTCACTTGCTTCAACTTCGGGTTTGTCCTCATCGGAAAGAAACAAAAACCAAACGCCGTTAATATCTTGAACGCAATTAAAAAACTGATAAGGTGCGTAGTATTGTCCTTGTATCAAATCCTTTTGTTCGGGTGTAAGTGTGTAACCTATCATACTTGACGGCTTAAAGTGGTTTGAAACGCTTGTATTAAATCAATAAAATTAACACTTTCTGTTTGATTAAGAAAATCGTGTTTCGCAAAAAATGCTATTTCATTATCCGTATGATATACTCCACTCGCACCATCGCCCCAAGCACCTAAGTAAATAGTTCTTGTATTACCTAATGTTGTAGGAATTGTACTCGAAGCTGTTTGGTTGCCGCCACTAAAATTAATTTTAACATTAGAATTATCAACTCTTTGATTTATCACAGAGCCTTTATAGTTATTAGGAATGCTTGAGAATGTCACATAAGTGCCATTTACGTTAAGGGCGTAACCTTTAATATTCATCCAAGATATTACCCAATTTGTGTCGATAGTACCGTATTGTATTTTAGTACCAGTAGGACTATTGTTATCTCTTGTGTAGCAAGTATATCCACCTTTATTGTCAGTAAAATCATTTGACAATAAACCTGTATTCATGTAGGCACTTGTTCCATTACCTTTTATACCTGTACTCGCAAAAGTCCAACCGCTTGTAAATGTACCCGTAAATGAACTGCTCTTTAAGTTCTGCGCACACGCAGCCGCACTTGCACCGACCATTGGGTAAATGGCTTTCATTGCAGTCCAAATACCCGCACTTTTCATATCAAGTACAAGTTGATTTGTTGCGTTCTTTTCGGTGGTGGTAAGTGTTCCACCCGCAGTTGTAACGCGGTCAAAAAATGCTTGTGCGTCTGCATCAAAACCGCCCCCACCGCCCATTACACGATTGCCAATATTTAATCCAATTCCTATCATTTCAGATAAGCTACAATACTACCGCTAGTTAATGTGATTGAGGAGAAGTAAGTCC